GGTTTTTCAATTTTTGCGTTTGGTCTGTATAAGTTTCTATTGCAAGCCATAATAGCAAGACCAGAACTTATTGAAGCATCAAACTTTGTTCTTTTAGTTATATCAAATTTAGCCCAATCATTTAACGTTTCATTAAAATATATATTGCCATAAACACCATCTTGTAAATGACCAACGTGCCGTTGTATATACATTTCAATAGCAGCTGCGTGAGCTTGTTTTATATCTTCACTTGTGTTTGGTATACCACCTATTTCTTTTTCTGAAGTTGATAATTTATTCCAAATTTTGTCTGGTCTGTTCATACTATAACCTCTATAACCTCTACGTCTTAAATGATATAATAATCTTGGCTTGTTATTTTCTGCAAGTATTGGCATACCGTAAAACACACAGGCCATTAACACGTCTTCAAAAAATATCTCAGCAGTTGGTGGTCTTGATATATATTCTAAAAAAAAGTGGTTTGGTGGCGCGTCTTCCATGCTAAACTTAGTTAAGCCGTGTAACGCACCGTTAGAACCTTTACCATCTACAGTTCCTGATATATCGTAACTATCACAACCAAAAGCACCCATGTGTTCGTTAGCTGGATATTTAATACCGTTTTTAACTATTATTCTGTTTTGCAAGTGACTTGGTGGTACCCAACTTATATTAAATCTACCTTTTGGATCTGGATAAAATATTATCTGTGTATCTTTTACGCCATTAACCCATTGAAAGTTTCCTCTACTTATATTACCTTGCGCGCCAATACCTTCGTTGTAATCTATTTGCTCGTATATTTTAGTTAAATTAAATATGCTGTTTTTTGCTTCATCTCTAAACGCGTGCTCTTCAGTTCTTGGAAACTGTCTGTAAAACTCATTTAATGCGTCTGAGTCTCCTTTTAAACCTTCGACTTCGTTGTTCCAATGATCAATAATTCCATAATCTATTAATTCATCATCTGGTCCGTATACATCATAATCTGGGTTATTGAATACTGGTTGTCCGTATTTGTCAAGAAATCCTTCATAGTTCCATTCCATTGGGATAAAAAGAGAATATAAACCAGACTTTGTTTGTCCATTTCTGTTACGCTTAGTAACGTCTGAGTCATTGTATAGTTTTTTAAAATTACCACCACCTTTATCTAATGCGTTACTAGTACTACCCATCATGCATTTACCTACTATTTTAGCACCTAAACGTAGACATGTTTTTGTTACTCGCCAGTTATTTAATATATTATCTGGTCTTTCCCATTTACCGCTTTCATCATGCACTAATAAACTAAGCTTTTCTCCATCATAGCTATTGTCACCTGTGTTTTTCCAATCAATAGTAGTATCAAGTCCAACCAAGTCTTCTTGCTGTTCGTTTGCAGTAATTTTTTTACGCGTAAACTTACTTGCAGGTACACGATAAGCAAGCTCAGACTTAGGCCTATCCATACCGTCTTGTATTGGTTTAAAAAAGAAAGGATAGTTGACCGATATTGGTACAACTTTATCTGTAAACATTTTTTTAGCATCAGCACCACTTTTTGATAGTATACCATATCTACTATCACTCGATATTGTTGCTAAATTAACTGTTTCAGCTGAAGACATAAAACTAAATCCACTACGTCTATTTTTAAGGTAACACATACCGTAACATCTTTTGTCAGCTTTACAAGCTTCCCAAAATATAAAAAACAAACGATTTGCTTCTCTAAAATCTGGAGCGCCTACATCTATTTTGCTCCATTGTAAATACATATAGTGGCTACCTGTAATATACGTTGGCTCGTTATTGTTCATAAACCAAAAGCCTTCGTCTCTACGTTTAAACTCTTCGTCTATATAATCGTACCACTGTTCTTTTTGTTCTTCAGGATACGATCTCCAATCAAATATATTTTTAAGTTTACTTAGTTCTTTTGGATATTCTATTTTTTGCCACTTAGAGGATTTGTGCACGTGCAATTGCATCGGTTCCAACGGCAAGCCAATACGCAAATTTTGTATCTCAAGTATCTTCCCAAGTTTACCAGTTTTTGATATAACGATAATATCATGTTCTTTATTGTATCCATATTTCCATTTTTTACCACGGTTCATCCGTGTGATTGTTGTTTTCTTTATTGGTTCTACGACCTTAACTAAATTTTGCTTGTACATTACTTAGATCTACCTTCTGCGAATCCTTTAAAAGCTTTTTTCTCTGTCTTTTCAGGTGTTTTGCCCTCAAGCAGGTTTTCTTCTTCTTGTATTCTGTTAAGTATTTCAAACGCGTCAAATATTGCTAGTTTTTTAGTAGCTGCAGCATTTTTTAATCTATCAGCACTAACGTCATCATCTGTGTTTGTAATTATTTTTTCTTTAGCGACGTTAATTAATTCTTCAACCGCTCTGTGCCCAGCTTGGATTATAAGCTTCTTCGTCTCCTTGATATTCATATTTAATTGTAATAAATTTATTTAAAACTCTATATAATCTTTTATTATCGATTATAAACTCGTAAGTTGAAAAAGGTGTAAATCCTACAAGATCACCAACGTTGTTAATACCGTCAGTATACTTAACTATACCTATACAATCTTCTTCTTCTCCTGGTTTTAGTTTATCTCTTTGTTTGATTGGTTGTACAAAACAATAACCATCCATAGCAGTCCACTTGTTATTTTTTTTGTATAAAAATATTTGATCTGGTTTTACAAGATATGTATTTTCGTTAAAATAACTCCTACTGTTCTTTTCTTCACCGTATTGATTATGCCAACGTCTAAACACGTTATGATGTACTATAATTGTATCACCAGGTTTTATTTTGGTTTTATAGGCTGTAGGTATAGATTTAACAATAGCTTCTCTATTAACAAACTGATGGTTAAATATTTCTGTATTTAATATAAGATCTTTATCACCAACTTTTTTAGTATTGTTGTATCTATTACCTTTTGGCTCTATAACAAAGTCAAAAGGCGCTTTCATTAATACTCTAAGTTATATTCTACAGATACAGCCATGTTTTTATTAAAGTCCTTCCA